CTCAGATTCAAACCCCAAAATATTTAAGTTATTAATTTTTTTTATTTGTTTAAGACAATTCATTAAGCACTCCCAACTCGCCTGCAATCGCAGAATATCCAGCCATGTCGATTGCATTATCAATGTTGTATGGGTTCTTCTTATATCTAGCAATTTTAAGTAGTGTCATCATGATAGCCACATCTTTTACGCCAATTGTTTTATCTAAATAAGCACCCCATAAATTTGCTATGTTTGCAAAGCTATCCTCAGCATCCCCGTGTGTTGATTGTCTATCTTTGGTGATGTATTCATTAGCCTTCTTTAATATCTCTGACCTATTCATATATTATCCTTTTTTATTTAGTAACTAAAATGTAAGCACCTATGTTAGCAAACGCATAACCTAAGTACATACATGATAAACCAACATTACCCTTCAGTAGTTGTTCTATTGATACTGCTGAATAAATTAATCCTACCACTATTATTAGTCCTGCGCTCATGTTTAGGTGCATTCCATAAATTAATAGGCGGTAGCATTAGCTTCATCCATTCAATCATTTGTATCTTCCATTAAATAAATCTACCTCTGCTTTGCGCCTTATTTGTAATCCTCTTACTACTTTACCACCTGCTCGACAATATTTCAGTAGCGTTTGCATAGCGACTTCTTTATCACCGCGTAACAACGCTGACCTAACTGTGCTTCTTTGCAAAGTTCCCAACCCCAAATTAAAAGCAAAAGATACAATGCTATCAAACTCACATTGCTTGTGTAACACAGGAAGTAACCTTTGCACTCCGCGTACAAACCGAGCCAAGTCCAATCGAAGTAATTCATCTATTTCCCCATTTGATATTGTGCGATTCCAACTACTAGGCAACAAAAGATCACGACTGATGAGATGACCAACACCGATAGTCCAATAGCCACCGCTACATCGATAAGCCTTTTTCCTAACCCCTTCATATTTCTTTATGAATTCTATTCCCAGTTGCGATATATTCATTTTTTCCAATGTCGACTACCAAACCAAAAGCCTATGATACCAGCAAACATGTTTTGTTCGTTCTCATTAAATATTGTGTTTAAAGCTTCATGAAAATCAATGCCTTCTAAATTCATTGCCCATATAAGTCCCACAATATCAACAAATAACAAAATAAAAATAAAAGCATAGGTAACAATAGGGCGAACAGAAGCTCGTAAATTGGAAACCCATTGACTAACCCCTTTACCGATTTCTTCATCGTGATGATAAAGACTTTCACGCTCTTGAGCATAAGTTTCCATTTCGACTTGTTCTGTTTTAAAGGCTTCAATTTTTTCTTGCGAAGCATAGCCAGCTTTAGCCAATTCCACAGTTCTTTCAATTTCCAGTTTTGCCATTTCTCGTTCATGTTTTTGATCCCCCTTTTGTTGGAAAAAAGATAAAACACTAGGCAATCCACTTGTAACAAATCCTAATAATCCTGATAACAAAGATAACATTTTTAAAATTCCTTTAAAGAATAATTATAAATTTTGCATACTTTTTTTGCTATTAAATTAAATTTCTTATCATGTTTATCGTAGTCTTTGTGATTATTATACCAAAGATATAAGTGAATCATCTCGTGCAGTAATGTTTGAAAAATCTCATGACTTGTCTTGTTCATTACTTCATCAATTTTAATAACAGGGGGTGCTGGTTCAAACCAACCAAAAACCTCATTGTCATTAATCACTTCAAATCTTACTCTATGCGCTACTGGCATAGAATACTCACTAAATGGTGGCAGCTTTATAAAACAGTTATACAATTTGCGTAAATTGCGTTTAGTTAGTAATTTTTGAGTAGTCTGCATCCGTGTATTGAACAATCCCATTAGCAGTGTAGTAAAGATATTTACCATCATTTTCTTCCTGCGTTTTTAATGTATGACAACTCGCGCATAAACTTTGAAATAAATTCTTTTTAAATTTTAATCCATCTTGTCTATGTGGAAACACATGGTCTATATGTTCAGCAGATACTATTTTTCCGTTTAACAAACAACTAGCGCATAATGGATTTTGACTTAACTGAATCTGTCTTTGTTTTTTCCAATAGCCAGTTGCATATAATTTGCTATTTTCTTTCCCTTTTTCCGTTATTCCCCCACCATGATCTACGCAAAATGTTGACCGACTGGTTTTGTTATTCTTACATCCTAATTCACGACATTTAAGACTTATTGGAACTCTTGGCATTTTTTTCTTCGAGTAATTGTTTCATTCTATATAATCTTGCTTTCCTAGAAAGGGTAACCCATTGATCCAAATCTTCGTATGTTCTAAAACAACTTATACATCTTGGTTCACCACCCGTAGTGTCTACTATACGACATACTCCAGTGCATGGCGAATCATCCATATTAAACGCAATCTGTTAAGCCATGTACTTTATAATCAATTGCTGCATCTTCTTCTTTAATTTCATCAAATGTTTCTTCAGGCTGTTTAACTTTTTTTGATTTTTTAGGCACATCAACAACAATTGCGCTGTTTTGCATTAGTAATAAAACATTATGCTCAACTGATCCTGGTGCATGTTTAGCTTTTTCAGATTCAATATCATCCATTGTAAATCTTAGTGTTGCTGCTTCACGATTAATATCATTAAAAGTTTTTGATAAGTATTCAACTGCTTCTGTAATTGTTTTTGCCATAGCGATTCCTATAAAAAATTAATCTTCAAGTAATTCTAACACAGCTTCTAATAATTCTTGTTGAGTTCCGTATTTTTCCTCAAAAGTTTTTTTTCCACTGTGAAAACCATATTGCCCCAGGTGATGTTCAGGGCAAAGACCGATTGCTTGCTTATAACTCGATTTTAAACCCATTCCCGTATTTAATCTAAGGTGATGTATATGTGGTTCAGAATATCCAAGTCCTTCACGCAAACATACAATACACCCTATTTCATGCAATTTTTTATAATGCTCTCGTTCATCTTTATTCATTTAGTTAGGCTACCATTTTTAGAGTTCTATAAACAACTCCATCATGCCATGTTTTATCATAAGCATTTGCATAAAGTTCAATTATTTGTTCAGCAGTTCTAAATAAAGGTTTAGTAGTTCCCATAAAACAAAACGCATAAATTAACGGGCAATTTTTACTGGCATAGGATGCAATTAAGCCAGGTAATAAATCTATTTCTTTTTGTTTGATATTTGCTGTGCCTTTAACATTGCATAAAAAGGTTTTGTCGTTGGCATATACAAAGTAATCAGGAATGTTTCTAATGATTGGATTGAGATTATAAAACTTAGGAATAGAATTAAATTTTTCATCAAATCCTAATCTTACAATAAAATAATTTTTGCAATAGTATTCAAAAAAATCTTCTGCAAAGTTGTTGCCCGTATTTCTTTTTGCATAACTCATTTTGGCATTATTCATCAAGTGACCATCCTAATGATCCAAAGTAAAATTCTATTTGTTCAATATAATTTTTCATTTCTTGTATGGACAGATCGGTGGTGCTTCTAACAACTTCTGCTGGTTCATCGTTGTGTAAGGTAATGGTTTTCCGTAAAAACTTCCAGCCGCATATAAGATGAATTTCATCAACAGTATAACCACAATAAGCACCGATACTAGGATAAAGAATACCCCAAATATAATTATTTTGCCTATGCGTTCTTTGTTCTTCTTTTTCACGAACTGTTACCACCCATGATTTCTTCCAATCGAGATTTTGGAGTTTGGTCATTAGATTTGGCAAGTTCTCTTTTGTAATGTGAAAAGGCTTCATGTTTAGCTTCCTTTGCGGTATCAAACCATCCTAAATTTTCTTCTTTAAACCAAGCTGCATATTTTGGTATGCCATTACTCAAATAAACAGCAATATTATATGCCTGGCATGAAATACAATACTTGCTGATCTTTTTCCATTTAAGCAAGTTTATCCCATCCATATTTTTTCTTAATTAGATCAATATATTTTTTTGATGTTTCTAAATTTTGTTTTGGTTTAGGTAACTGGTAAACAAAAGGAATTGCTTTTGATCGACATAGATTTAAAATATCATGTGGTGTTGGGTATCTGTTAGAACCTGCTACATAAGTATCAAATGCTTTACATACAATTTCAAAAGAATATTTTTCCAACTTACTATACCAAATACGCAATGTATTTTTGTCTAATGCTTGTTTTCCATATAACTCCATGACCGAGTTCATCATAGCAACAAAATTTTTCTTATCGTTTTGTGTCATAGCCAATGATTCCAAAAATCTTCCAACTCTTTATTTCTTTTTTGTTTATGTTTCGATATAAAATTAAGAATCATAAAAATAAGTGCTAAGAAAATACCAATGATTGTTAAATGTGGCATGAATTCAATAATATTCATTTTGTATTATCCTTCTTAAAAATATTATTAAATGCCTTCATAAATTCATCGTCATATTTATAACGATCATACATCGTATCTTCTGCATCTAATTTTTTTTGTATACGCTCAGATTCAATTTCATCTTCATCGCCATGATATTCATTAGTCCCTAATGTAGCCATAATTATTCCCCTAAAAATTAATCGTAAACTGTATTAATGCTAGTGTAAACATGTTTAAAAAGTAAAGGATAAGAAACAGTCCTGGAATTGTCCATGCTGTGCCTTAAAATTTTTTTTACTTTAAAATTATCAACTAAAGATTTTGGATATAATATCTCAGCTAATAAACACTGCTGTTTTTTAGGTATATAGTAAAAATTATTTCTAGTAGAAGATTCATGTACAGATAATTTATCTTTAAGATATAAATGTTCAACAGCGTGTTTGGTAAGAAGTAAAGGTATGTTTAATTCCTTAGCTATGCTTGGAATTTGTAATTTTTTATTACCGATACAATCTAAAATTTGTTTTAGTAATTCCCATTTCTTTATATTCGTGCCATCATTTTTTTTAAAATCATACATGTTGTGGCATCGATTAAATAATTTTTCACTTGGCATTATCTTGTCCTTAAAAGGTTATATTAAAGGTATTCTTTGTTCTTGCAAATATTTATATTCAGTATTTAATTCACATCCTAAATATTGT